CATGATGGGCGCACCCCACTCGTTACCCCAGTCACCAATCTCACCATCGGTGAGCATGATGATGCACTCCGGCTCGATGCGTTCTTTCTTGAGGAAGTGCATCATAGCGCGGGGGTCAGTGCCGCCGCCGCCCTTGGGCTTGGTCGAACTAACAAGGTTAGCCATATCGTGCTCGTCATAAGTCTCGTGAGCGGCGACACGGCTGTCCCAGTAGATCAGGTCGATCTTCTCCGGGTGGACGTCTTCGGCAATCGACTTCACCTCCGACAGGAAGCGGTTGATCTCCGCCCCGCCGATAGAGGCGGACGTGTCGATGCCGATAGCCAGTGAACCGACACGCTCACCGATCATGGTGGGCATGTAGATATCAGTACCAAGGAACCTGCGGTTAACCCTACGCCACGATGACGTGTCCTTGTTTCTGCAGATGGTAGACACGAACTCGCGCAGCGCCTCGCGCCAGTCCACTTGGGGGTCGAGCAGGTCGCCCAACTCGCGGTTCATGTTACCCGCGCCGTCGCCAATGGCCTTCTGCTGCGCGATCATGCCTTGCCGGATGGCTTGGTCGATCTCGCGCTCCAACTCCTTCTTCTCGGTCTCGTCCATGCTTTTGGCACCCTGCCAGTCATGGTCGTCGAAGCCGCCACCTTGGTCGTCGCCGCCGTCGTCGCCGGGTTGGCCCTTGTTGCCCTTGTTGCCCTTGTTGCCCTTGTTGCCCTTGTTGCCCTCCTGCTCCTGCTTGAGCAGGTCGAACACCTGACGCGAGGTCATGCCCTTGTACTTGAGGTCGTAGCAGCCCATGCGATGACCCTTCATCGGCCCGTTCTGCCACTCCGGGAACTCGACGAACTTGGCGTTGGGGTCGCTCTCGACGATCATGATGTTGATGACATGATCGCACGCGATGTTGGCCAGCTTCGGGTCAGCCTCGTACAGCTTGCGCCACGTAGTCAGATGCCGAAGCGCCTTGTGCATATTCTCATGGAGAATGACAAAGCCAAGCTGCTTCTCGGGCATCGTCTTTACGAACTCTCGACCGTAAATCTCGTCGCGCCCGTTGGTGCAGGCGGTGGGGATGTCGTCGGACAACTGGGTGCTGCCGACCATCATGATGCCCGACCACAGCGCGAACTGCGGGTTGCGCATCAGGCCGATCTTTACTTTCTTGAGTTTGCGTTCTTCTTTGTCGCTAACAGTGTTAGTCATTGTGTCTGCTCCTACTCTGATACATCGAACGCATCCACGGGTATCTTCCCCCGCTGCATTTCCAACACCTGCTTCATCACGTCGAGTTCGTCCTTGGCCCACACCCGCACCGTGTGGGGCCAACCGCTGACCTTGAGGCAGACGTCCCACACCTCCCCCTTGGAAGGGGAGCAGCTAACGAACTCGACTTGCTTCTCGGAGATGTCCGGGCGGGTGTGCTTCCGCCGTCCCCGGTTCATGAAGTCCCTCACAGCAGGTCTTCGTTCTTCTCAACCCACTGGGCGAACGCCGACGACGAGAAGGCAACCGACTGCTTGGTCGGGTTCTTGGCGACGTTGATGGCGAACGCGGCCTGCCACTCCATGTCGAACCGCCCCAGATACTTCATAAACGGCGTCATGGTCTGGCAGTCGACCTTGCTGATCGCACCGAACACCGCCACCGCGCATGCACCTGCCGAAGTAGGAACAACAGCCGAACCCGGCGCAGCGATGATGCTCTCCCACGAAGGAAGCTGGTCCTGATAGGCGATGAACGCTTCCATGTCGCGGGCAGCAGCCTCACCGACCGCACCCTTGAGAGCAGCGATGGTCGCGGCGCTGTCGTTCAAGTGGCGCTTACTAACAATGTTAGAGGCGATGGCGAGCGACCGGGGTGTGACGTAAGCCGTCTGCTGCTTGCGCGGGTTGTAGATGTAGGGGTTGTCGTTGTCCCCGTCGGTGTACGACGCCAGCGCATGCGGGTACTGGCGCACCCACGCCATCACGGACGCGTCTTGCCCGTTGTTGACGCCCCATTCCAGCCACTCGTCGGACGTGGGCTTCTTGACGACGATCTCCACAATGCGGTTGCGGGTATGCGCTTTCATGTTGTCGCCCACACCGTCGGTCAGCAGGTTGCCCGTCATGAACACGATGCTTTCTTCAGCGATGGACACGTCGCCAAGGCGTGGGTTGGTGATCTCCAACAGCGGGTGCAGCATGTTCTTGATTGGTTCGGCACCCTTGGTGAACTCGTCGAGCATGATGACGACGGGCTTGCCTTCGTGCAGTCGAAACCGCGCGTTAGGATAATACCGCGTAACCTTGGCGTCGTGGTCGATCACCGGCATGGCGATGTCCCCAAGGTCCATGTTCGGCACGTCCATGTACGCGGAGTTGTGGGTGCCGGCCAACAGCGCCGCGATGATCGACAGCATGGAGGACTTGCCGATGCCCGGCTCACCGCGCACAAGGAAGCGAACCTTGGGGTTGGACAGGATAAGCTGCGCCGCCTGCTTGAGCGTGACGGTCGAGCCAAAGTTGATGGTGATAGCCATGGTGTAGTCTGCTCCTGATGCCTAACTTTGTTAGGTCTTGGGTTGTCTGATTGGGGTTCGCTTGCACCTACCTCAATCAGTATTTAATATGTACCACAATGTTACGCCTAATGCAATAGCTTCTGGTCGCTCCGACGACCAAGAAGCAAGCACTACACCTAACAATGTTAATCCGACCGGAGGTCATTACCGCAGATACATGCGGAAGCGGTCCTTCGCCAACAGATACCCACGGCAGAGGTCCTTCACCAACCTACCCTCGGTCTTGATGGTGGGTTCAAGGAGCGCATCCGAATGCGTCTGTAGCAGCAGCTTTTTTACCGCTTCGCGTGCGTCGTCGTCGTTACGGCCTATGGTGATCGCCGCGCGCATCAGGTTGTCGTGGTCACCCGATGCCGCCCACGCAAAGAACTGCTCGCGCATGTCGATGACGTCCGGACCCCAATGGATGCTCGGAGGGCTGTTCGGTGTCTCCCTGCCTTGGTAGTCCTTGTGCTCCGCCCACCCAAAATAGTGCGCGACGGTGCCGGGTTCGAACGTCAGGTGCTTCCCCCCTTGCAGCTTGTGCATCGCCCTGTGGAACTTGAAGAAGCCAGCGAAAGGGGCCATCGCTTCTTCGAGTCTAACCTTGTTAGGCTTGTGGGTAACAGGGTATTTGTAATTGAGGTAGACGAGCTTGCCTTCACCGTCCTGAACAAACACCGACTTGGCTGGCCCCGCTGGGGGGTCCCAAGCACCCTCGCCGTTGCAGTTAAGGGGGAGCCACCCCGCGCGCCTCGCCCCCCCATCGTACCAGTCGCACCGCACCCACGTGTCGTAATGATGGGTGCGGAACTCGATACCCAGCAGGCGATAGCGGCGCTCGTTGGTCGACGCCGATGCGTGCCGGTTGCGCTTGTGGACGGTGATGGTCCCCGCCTGCTGGTAGCTGATGAGGCTCTCGCGCTTGTCGCAGGAGCCATACCCCACGTGGACGTCACTCCCGACCATCCAGATGCTGAACCACTTCTGGTCCCGCCGCCCGCAGGGGCGGGTGCTGTATGCATCCCCCCGGATAGGGACGACGCAATCGTAATGCTTCTTGGCATCAGCGTAGGTGTCGAGGCGGGGTATCGCCCAGTAAGTGTTGCTTCCAAGTGCCATTGTATTTGCTCCTTCGTTGATAATGGTAACAGTGTTAGGCCAGCAGGCTGGCCACCACATACTTACTTGCCACCGGGATTCTCCCGGTTGAGCCGCATGCGCAGATGGTCGGGGCGGAAGCCCCACACACCTATGCTTCTGCCGTAGTCGGCGCAGGCGCGGTTCACGTCGTGTTCCATCCCCCGCATCTCCGTGCGCAGCTTGTCGTAGCGGCGCAGCAACCGCGTTGCCTCTCGCTTCAGCGTTGCGCTGGTTTGCTTCTGCTCTAATAGTTCCTGTGCTGCTAACATTGTTAGTCCCCCTTCTTGGTGCGTGCCCTTGGGAGGGCGGCGATCTCTTCCCGGAAAAACAAATAGACTGCGCCGGTCAAAACAGACCGACATTCATAAGCACCGACTCTGTGGGGGTTTTCGGGATGGGAGGCGTGGAGCCACCGTTGGACAATCCAAAGGTAGCCACAGCTTTTAATTATCCCGGGAACGTCCCAAGCGTCACCAACCTCGCCCTCGGTCCATATCCGCACGGCGCGTCCGGGCTTGAACAGCCCCATCACTCATCCCGTTCGAACTGATACTCGCTCTCCTGCATGATGCGCCGCGCCACGCTGGCGTCGAACGGGGTCATGCCGTCATCTTCCAGCGGCTGGCCGCAGAAGCTGCTACCGCTGAAGTCGATACCGCAGTGCATACAGACGTAGTCCTTGGGGGTGTAACGCCCGCCGGGACAGCGGCGCAGTGACACCATCCCGCGCGCCAGCGCAGCGAGGTCGCGCATGTCGCGCTCTTCAGTGGGTTTGATGTATTCGTTTTCGTTTTCGTTTTCGTTTTCGTCGCTCATTGTGCTTGCTCCTTCTTGCATATACCTAACACTGTTAGTCAGTGCGCTTGGTGCTGATCTCGTTCATCGCCGTACGCATGAGGGTGCGCACCGTGG